TAATCTCAAATAATATTAAGATTTTGTCATGGTTTGTGGATAACGGATTTTATGAAAAATTTCGCCCCATAATCATGCCAACGAGGCTCAAACGAGCCGCTTTGATAAGGATTTTTACGAATCATATCAAGCGAGAACTCGCGTTTGCGTTTTGCCCTCTTATCAAAATAATTACAACTTTAACGAGAAAGGGAAATGGTATGTCTACAACCATTGATCAAGCTTTTATTAAACAATTCGAGCGAGAAGTCCACGAAGCCTATCAGCGTCAAGGATCAAAGCTCAGAAATACTGTCCGTGTTATAAACCAAGTAAAAGGCGCATCAACCGTCTTTCAAAAAGTGGGTAAAGGCACTGCCTCTACGAAGTCTACCCATGGCATGGTGCCGATTATGAATCTTGAACATTCCAATGTTGAATGTGTCCTTCAAGATTTTTATGCAGGTGACTGGATTGACCGTCTGGATGAACTCAAAACCAATATCGATGAACGTCAAGTGATTGCGAGCGCTGGGGCGAATGCACTGGGTCGTAAAACGGATGAGATGATCATTGATGCTCTTGCCAACGCATCTGCCAATATAATCGGCGATTCAAATGTGGGTTTGACCAAAGACAAAGTGCTTGAGGCCTTTGAAACTTTTGGTGAACTTGATGTGCCTGATGATGGTCAGCGCTTTGCAGCGATTGGCTGGAAACAGTGGAGCGACTTGCTCAAAATCGAAGAATTCGTGAACGCGAATTATATCGGTGACGGGCCGCTTCCTTATACGTCAACGACACAGGCTAAAATGTGGCTAGGTACGATTTGGATTCCACATTCAGGGCTACCTGTTGATGGGAATGATGTGCGTTCTTGCTATTTCTATCACAAAACGGCGATTGGTCATGCGGTGGGCTCTGATGTTCAAACGGATGTGAGCTGGCACGGTGATCGCGCGGCGCATTTTGTGAACAACATGATGTCGCAAGGGGCGTGTCTAGTCGATGATTCAGGTGTTGTTGTCATTAACTGTGACGAAACACCTGACTAATCAATTTCTATAGAGTTTTATATAAAGGATATCGACCATGAGTTTGACACTTTCAGACCTAAGCGTTTTGGCATACGCCAACAACTTTACCCTGTGGCATTATAAAACCGAAGACAGCGCAGTTACTGGCGCCAATTACTTTGGTTTGGCCGCAGATATGATGAATGAGGGTGACCTCATCATCGCAAATATTGATACAGATGGCAGCCCATCGACACAATTTTACATTGTGACGAATGCGGCAAGCGGCAATGTATCCGTCGCGCTTTACGCTTAATTCCTCCCACGTAAACGCGGCGGCTTAAAAGCTAGAGCGCGTTATTGGCGACAATAACTGCATAAAGAAAAGCGCTGTCCGTTCCTGATATCGCCCCTGATGTCATAGGGCGCGCATGCTCGCTTATGCCGGCTTTTAAAAGACCCGTATCAATTGGCTGTTCTCCCTCGCCCGTCAAAGGGCGGGGGAGAATAGTTTTATCCCTAAAAAAAATAATTTTACAAAAAGGAATATTAAAATGGCTCTTAATGATATTGCGCTGTGTTCGCGCGCGCTGATACGACTAGGCGCGGCGCCGATTACTTCATTTAATGATGGCACAGCAGAATCTGAAATTGCGGGGGCGCTTTATGCGCCGATACGGGACGCCGTTTTATCGTCCTATCCATGGACATTTGCAAGCGGCGCATTAAATTTAACCCCGTTATCAACGCCGCCAAGCTCTGATTATTCAAAGGCTTTTCAATTGCCCAATGATTATTTACGCGCTATTTCGGCGGGATCATCGGTGCAAAGCCGCGGCGCGCGATACCGTATTTTCCGCGATCAGCTTCACAGCGATTACGAAATCATTATGCTGAGCTATATTTTCCGCCCCGATGAAGCAGAATTTCCGCCGTTTTTTGATATGGCGCTTATTGCACGTTTATCGGCAGAATTTTGTATTCCTGTAACGGAAAATACATCGCGCAGCCAAACGCTCTATCGTCTCGCCGAGCAAGAGCTTCAAAAAGCGCGCCAAATTGACGCGCAGCAAGACACCCCAAACCGTATCGAAAATTTCAACCTTATTGATGTGCGGGATTAATTGACATGACACGAATAAGACAGACAAAAACGAATTTTACATCAGGCGAAGTGTCGGATGACTTATTGGGACGGGGTGATTTGCGGGCCTATCAAAATGGTGCGCTGGCGCTTCGTAATTTATTTATCTTTCCGACAGGCGGCGTAACGCGCCGCGCCGGCCTTCGGTATATTGATACGGCGGCGGGTGATGGGCGCCTTATACCGTTTGAATTTAATACGCAGCAAACATATTTGCTTGTGCTTACCGCAAACCAGATTGCGGTTTATTTGGAGGGGGCGCTGGCACAGACACTTATTGCGCCGTGGCCTTTAAATGATATTAACCAAGTAACATGGACACAAAGTGCGGATACGTTGCTAATGGTGCATCCTGATTATAGCCCCAAACGTCTTATCCGCAATGCGCTGGGGCAGTTTGTATTAGAGGATTGGGTGTTTTTCACAGATGGTAATATTTCATACCAGCCATTTTATAAATTTGCCAAAAGTGATGTAACAATAACGCCAAGCGGTGTGAGCGGTAATATTACCCTCACAACCTCAACAAATATTTTTACCCCTTATCATGCGGGGACGCGCCTTCGTGTATCGGGCAAGCAGGTGGAGATTACAAGTTATGACTCGCCGACTGTTGTGAGCGTTACCGTGATCGAAGAGTTAGGAAATACGGACGCGACGATTGATTGGGAAGAACAGGCGTTTTCGCAGGCGCGGGGTTATCCCTCAAGCGTGGCGTTTCATCAGGATCGATTGGTGATTGGGGGATCAAGGGATCTACCCAACCGTCTTTGGTTTTCGCGCTCTGGTGATTTGTTTAATTTTGATTTGGGCACGGGCCTTGATGATGAGGCAATTGAGTTTGCGATTTTATCCGACCAAGTCAACGCAATACGCGGTATTTTTTCAGGCCGTCATTTGCAAGTGTTTACAAGCGGGGCGGAATGGATGGTGACGGGCGATCCGCTCACCCCTGAAACGGTGCAGTTAAACCGCCAAACCCGCGTGGGGTCAGTGATAGAGCGCTATATTCCGCCCGTCACGGTGGATGGTGCGACGTTATTTGTGGCGCGGAACAAAAAAGAAATGCGCGAGTTTCTTTATACGGATATCGAACAAGCGTATCAGGCAACAGACATTGCATTGCTTTCACGGCATATAATTAAAGAGCCGATTGATCAGGATTTTGATACCTCTCGGCGTTTGCTCTTTATTGTTCGTGAGGATGGGCGCTTTGCCACGCTCACGATGTACCGCGCCGAGCAAGTGGCGGCGTGGACGTTGCATGACACGCTGGGCAAAGTGCGCTCAGTTTCCGTGGTGGGTGACAATGTCTTTATGTTAATTGAACGTAATGGCAATTACCAAGTGGAATTGTTTGATGATGCGCTTAATTTAGACTCTGCGCTGGATGGTCAGGTGGCAATCCCAACAAGCACATGGTCGGGGTTAGATCATTTGGAAGGGCAGAGCGTGTCCATAATTGCCGATGGCGTCGTGCAAGATGATCAAAACGTTTTAAATGGTGCGGTGACTTTAAATGCACCCGCAAGCGCAGTTGAAATTGGGTTGCCCTATACGCATGTCATTAAACCGTTACCACCAAGCGCAGTGGGGCAAGGCGTTACGGGGCGTAAGCTTCGTTTAATAGAGGTCTTATTTCGGCTGCAAGAGACGCAGGCGCTTCGCCTTGATGTGGGGCGTGGGCTTAAAGATGTGCCGCTAAAACAAATTGGGCAGACGCCTGTTTTGAATGCACCGCCGCCAAGTGTCAGTAAAGACATTCGCGTACGGGCATTAGGCTGGCAACAAGACAATACGGATTCATTATGGCGGATTGAACAATCTTTGCCCTATCCGTTCACGTTATTGTCAGTCACTGAAGAAATAAAAATTAACGATTAAGCAAGGATAGGAGAGTTTATCATGGGCGGCATTTTACCAATTGCGACAACTGCA